CCACGGAAGTAGTTCCTGACGCGGTTTCCGATGAAGCGGTGATTGGAGCCGTGGACTTCGTAGGCAGTGACGCCGCCAGTCTTCCCGACCGTGGCGTATTGCGAGTCCTGCCAGAAGGTATTGCCATCACACAGAACGTCATCGGCCCACGCGAAGATGCTGGTGTGGTCGTTGGTGTCAGTGCCGTTGTTCAGGAACAGGTTGTTCCGAATCGTCCAACGCTTCCCAAGCGTCACGCCGGTCGAGTTGGACTGAGCCACGACGATGCAGCAGACACCAGAAGTGTTCTGAAACGTGCAGCCCTCGATCACGCAGTCATCGATGCGCGCCGCCACACCACCGGGGGTGCCGCTGACGCAGATCATCCCCATGTTCTTGGACGTGTCATACGTGCCGGGGCGGCTGGGGCTGATGGTGTTGTTCGCCCCGTTCATGTCCATCGTCAAGCCGCGAATGGTGACGTTGCTCAGTACCTGGTTGGTGAAGAACATCTCCAGCGCCTTCGGGGTGCCATCCGTCGATTGGCTGTCGGCCAGCTTGAACACCGCGCCCGGCTCGGCCTCGATGTGCATGTGCGATGCCATCAGGAACGCGACGGTCTCTGCGCCGGCTTCGCCGGTCACCAATGTGGCAGGGACGACCTTGTACGTTCCGGCCGGGACGGTCACGCGCTTTTTCGCGGGAGCCGTTACGTTGATGGCCGCCTGAATCGCCGCAGTGCTATCGGCCGCGCCGGCCGGGTCGGCCCCGTAACGTCGGATGTCGCCCTCGTGGAAGTAGTAGTTCGTCGGCGTGACTCCGGCAGCGACCTCGCCAGCGGTGCGCGCGTGCTGGTAGTTGAGGAACTGGCCGAGGCCGGAGGCGTAGGGCTGGGCGGGGTTGTAGGCGACAAGGGCGGCGCCGCGTGCGGCGTCGGAAGCCGAAGCAAACGCATCGTGCTCCTGCCGAACAATGGCCGCTAGAGCCCGGATGTGGTTGTCACCCTCCGTCGCGGACTCCGATCCTTGTGGGCTGTTGAGGCTCGCGGTCGGGGATAGGTCGGCAATGCTTGATGGGATCGGCATATCAAAACTTCTTGCGGTACTGAAGCGCGAAAGTCGCGGGCGTCACGTTCTTGACGGGAGGGACGAAGCCAAGGGCCAATGCGTGCTCCCCTAGAAGGCCGATCAGTTCAGGCATCAGGAGCGGTGTGATCGGCTTCCCGTAGCCAGTCACGGCACCACCCAGGAGGCCGGCTTGAACTCCGATAGGCCCCATTCGGTACGGGTCTGTTTTCCATTCCTTCGCGGCGTAGAAGGAAGGCTTGTTGAGGCTGTTCTGGTAGGCGCCGAACATCAGGCCATCGCGGGTCGTCGCGCCTAGTCCTGTGTTCTGCTCGTTGAACTGCTGGTCAGTGCCGATGTGTTTGGACAAAAAGCCTGTGGTGACCTGATCCAGCCACTGCGGGTCTTTGAATTCGAGTGGCATCAGGACACCTTTAGACAGGTCATCCATGCCCCGCCTCCAACGACGGTTGCGTTAATTGACGACTCTTCCTGCGCCCACTTCAGAGATAGCGTTCCCGCTGTAGAAGTAGTGATGAGTCCGGTGTAGAAAAGAACATCTGCGTTCGTGCCAAGGCCATCCGATGAGACGTTCGTGTTTGGAGGTGCGTAGAGCGATGTGAGGTTCGCTCGGGGTAGCCCGGTAGTGGCGCCGAGTGATGTTCCGTCCCAAGAGAAGCCTGATGGGGTACCGATCGTCCCGGTGTACCCAAGTTGAAGCCTGATGCTTTGCCCTGTCGTTACTTCGCACCAGAAAGGAATCCACATCTGGAAGGCATACGCGCCAACATCCAACGCGACGATCAGATGCGGGTCGTCTGCAACCGTGATCGTGCTTGTACGGGACGTGTTCGAAGGCTTGTAGGCAACAATCGGAACACGAAGGCCAGCAGTCGTCCCACTGAACGTGGCGTTCTTGACCGTACCAGTGTTGCTGGTGCCGTTCAGCTTATCCCGCAGCAAAGCGATGAAGCTTGACAGCGTGCGGATGTAGTTATCCCCATCAGTGGGGGTTTCCGAGCCTGCCGGGCTGTTGCTGCTTGCCGTGGTGGACAGGTCGTCGATGCTTGCGGGGACTGGCATCGGTTCTCCAATGCAAAAAGCCCGCACTCAGGCGGGCTAGGGGTGGCGGTGTAAGGAAGATGGGCTAGAGTTGCCGGATGGACGAACTGCTTCGCCCGCTCTGGATGGCCGTTGGGGCCGTGTTCTGGTGGCTACTGATTCAGAAGATACGTGCCGAGCAGGCCCGTTCCAGGCGCGAGCATGGGCGAGGACTGATTCAACAGTTCTGCTACCGCCTTGGCTTGCGTTGGGCGCGAAAGCAGTCCGCGAAGTAGAGCCTGTGCCGGAGGCGAATAGGCTGCCGCGCCGGCACCCAATGAGATGGGGATTGCCGGATTCAGCAAATAGGCCCCGAGCCCACCACCAGCGACTAGGGCGCGATCCGTTGTGAAGCTGTTGGGGATCTTGTTCCCAAGCACGTTTTGACCGGCGCTCCCTAGGTCTTGCATCAGCGCCTCACCACGGGCAACCGCCCGCTTCCTGACGCTCTTGTCAGCAATGCGAATAGCCGTGTTCAATTGGCCCGGAGTGAACACCCCGTCAGAGTTGGCGGCAGCCTTGGAGGCGCCCTCAAGGCGAACGAGATTTGCCCACCCAGCGTCAGCCTTGCGCATAGCGTCAGCAGCGGCGGGATTGTTCCGTTCAGCCTGTTGGCGGATCAGGCTTTGAAGTTGCTTTAGCGCGTCGCCCAACTCTTGTTCACTGGCGACAGTCGATGCCCCATAGCGAGACGCCTTCTGCCCCAGCTCGCTGTCCACCTTCTTGAAGGTGTCCCCAAGCATAGCATTGGCAGCACTCGTCCGGCCACCGACAACCTCCTTCAGCGTCTTGTCGAATTGCTTCTGCATCGGGGGCGTCAGCGATTTCGACATCTGCCGAAGTTGCGTCAGGTCTTTGGAGAACTGCCGATCGAACTTGACATGCCCGATCTGAGACTTCGCGACATCGTATGCGGCCGAGAGCGCGTCTCCAGCCTGTGACACCCCGGCCTGCCCGATATCATCAACAGACTGCCCAACAGGAGAAGTAGCCCGATTCAGCGCCGCTTTATTGAACTGCTCCAAAGACCGCTTCCGAGCCAGCGCGATCGCGTCGCCCATGATGGGGATGCTTTGCGCCTTCTCCTCCAGAGCATTCCACCGCCCGCCGAGCATTTGCCCAACGGTAGGTTGCACGCCCTCTTGACGAAGCATCGCCACATCAGGATTTACAGAGGCCTTGGGACTGATGACCCTTCCGAACCCAGCAGCAACAACAGGAGCAGCAGCGCCACCAGCAGCGCCCGCCGCGATCTGCTTCAGCTTCTCGTTTGCGAAGTCTTCTCCGGTAACGGGGGCCAGCGCAGAAGATGCGGCGCCAACACCAGCCCCGATGACCATTCCAGCCTTGAGCCCGACAGCAGCAGGAGCGGACGATGCAATGGCGACATTAGCCGGGCTCAGGACGTTGCCAGCCATGCGCATCCAGTCAAACCCTTCTGGCTTTGCCTGTTGGTATGCGGCCTCTCGCTCGCGGGTTTGCTGATCCACACCACCATCCGGAAGTTTGGCAACCAGGCCCGTCTTGTCCGCAAGCCAGTTGTTGAACTGGTTCCCCGCATTAACCACAGACTGAGGCAGAACATGCGTCAGGAGTTGCGCCCCACCTTGGATCGGGTCGGCAAGGCCCATCCAGAGGCGCTCGGACTTTGACATCTTCGGCGCGTTGGAGGGGGGTGTCTGCTGCATAGAGACGATGGCATCGGCCAGTTGCCACACCGCCTCTTCGTCGCCAGCCCTGTCGGCGTTGACTAGCGCGTCTTGCAGTTCAGCGAGAGTTGCCATTCTTCGGGGTCCGATACTTGTTTACGAGGGCATCGACGTTCGTCGGGGCCTCAGGCATCTTCGGCTCAGAGCCAAGAACGTCAGCCTCATTAAGCCCGTTGCGCTCAACGATTCCGCGATACTCGCCGCGCTTGGCGTTGTACTGGTTCACGCTCTCGGAGTAGAGGGCGTCTGCCAGTTTCTGGAAGTCCGCGCGTTGAGTCGGGGTCAGCTTGGTTCCGCTCATCACCATGCTGGCGTAGTTCTGCACACGGTCCATGAGGCCAGATGCCGCCATCGCCATGCCAAGCTCAGACTCGCGGACCACAGAGCCCGGGTCCAGCAGTTTCATGATCTTGGTGGCGCCCGCAAGGTCGCCTGCGGGGCTTGCCTGCTTCAGAGACTGGCGAATCTGCGCGTAGGCCGACTGCATCTCTTGATGCGCCTTGTAGACCGGCTCCGAGCGGAAGTCGCCGCGAAGCTTGAGCGTGTTGTCAAAGCCTTTTTGCCCGAAGTTGACCGGGACGTTGACGCTGGTCTTCGGCGCCTTCAAATTTGCCTGTTCGCGGAGGAAGTCAGCAAAGGTCCCCTGATAGCCTTGACTTTTGACAGAGGAATAGTTCTGCCAATCGGTCGTGCCCTTCTCTGGTTGCACGTTGGAGAACACCGGCTGCTTTGACTCAGGGTCAATGAGAACCGTGTCCTTCGCAACAGCAATCGGCGCCTTCGGACCCGGCGTCAGCACAGAGGCCATTTGAGCCGCCCGCAGAGGGTCGATCTGGCGCACCCTTGCAAGGTAGCCTTGCGTATCGAAAGACTCTGGGATCGTCGGCGCAGCGCCAGGCGTGCCGATGTCTCGCGCATCCATCTCGGGTGCGATCCTTGCGGGCTGGACGAACTGAGGCGCCAGTGATGCAATCTGGTTCTCGCGCTGGGCCTGCTGCACTTGGTACTGCGTGAGCTGGTCGAGCAACTTCTGCCGCTGAAGTTGCGCGGCTTGCTGCTTGTCCATCGCCGTGCGGTCCAGCGAATTGGAGTATCCCTGAAGACCGGCCAATCCACCCTGCCCCCACGCCTGAAGCCGCGAGCCACGCCCAGCCATCGCACCGAACGCACCGGACAGCAAGCCTTGCGTGATGGCGCGCTGTTGATCTGGGTCGGTCGTCAGGAAGTCAAGCAATCCGGCCATAAAGCATCCCCATCTGTTCCAAGCGAGCCTTGCGGCGCATTTCTTCGAGTTGCTGCTGCTGCGCCAAAATGCTTGCAATCGGGTCTTGCGTCTGCTGTTGCGGCATCATCGGCGGAGCTTGCATCTGTCGCGGTTGCATCAGTCCACTGACAGCATTAGCCGCGAGTGCCGCCTCACCGATCGGCTTTGCTGCGCCGAGAAGACCGCCGACACCGAGCGGGCTTGCGGAGCTAGCCCCGTGCGTTGCCATACCAGCGGCCGACTCAATCAGCGCCGGATTTGTCGCTGCGGCAGCGGGAGGACCCAATAGCCCGGGCGCGGCCCCGGCAGCGCCGCCTAGAAGCATGCCGCGCAGTGGCTTGCGCTTGTCGATCATGCCGCCAGCAGCGGCGCCAAGCAGGGGAAGAATCCACGGGAACATCACTTGCCTCCGCTAGTGGTCTTCTGAACTTGCCCGAGGATACCGCTTTGCAGCGGTGAGCCAAGCGTCTGGAGGTTCTTGTACGGCTGATTCAGCGCGTCTTGCCACTGCTGGTAATTGAAGTCCAGCCCCTGTTGTGCGTTCTGCTGTTGCAGGCCACCAAAGTTCAGCAGATTATTGGCCGACTGCATCCGGTTGCCTTGGTCAAACTGGTATTGCCCGCCGTACATCTGCGTAGCAACGTCCGTCAATTGGTTGCCTAGCGCTTGTTGGGCTTGCTGTGCACTGGCACCCACACCGGAGTTGCCGAACGAACCGGAGCGAGCCTCCATCGCGTCAAGCTGCGGGCGGATGGTGTTATTGAAGTTCGAGACGATGTTGCCCTGCGCCCTGTTGACCATCTGGTCTAGGTACGGGTTCGTCCCGCCGCCGATCCCTTGTGCGTAGAACTGGCCCGCCATGTTCTGCGCAGGAGTCATCCCGGCAAACCGCTGTTGCGTATAGGGGGTGTACTGCTGGTTAGACAGTTGCTCGGCTCGTGATGCGTACTGGCGAGCGAGCCCGCTGTACTCGGCCGGGATACCCGTGGTAGTCGTGGAAGAACCGCCGCCGCCGCTCATAGTGAAGACCTCATGACTTGGTAAACCGGCTCAAAGTCGAACTTCATTTCGTACAAGCGCGCTTGAGATGGCTTTGCCGCGCATCTCAACTCGCTACACCCTTGGTTTCTACCGAATTCGCGCATTTGCTCCACGAACTCATGGAACAGCGTACCTCTTGCCCACACTGCGTAGATATGCAGCACCCTGACGTTTGGCAGTTGCTCGACTTGAGCAGCGCACCAACCTACCGGGCGCTCATCCTTGACGGCAGCAAACAGGAGTCGCTTGCCTTCGCTCAGGATCATCTTCAGTTGGTCGCCGGTAATCTCTCCGCCTGAAACATCGCATGCCTCGGACAACAGGTGCGCCCCGTCCTTCCATGCCTTGTCAATGTGTGACGGAGGAATCAGCGACAGGTGCATCAATTACCCGTAAGGGTTCTGACATCGACCCAAGTGCCTGGAGTTCCCGCGGTAACGCAGACCCACCCTAGCACGACAAATTTGCTCGACGCGGCGCCCGCCTCGGATGGCGATGAGTTGCGAATGAAATCACCCACCGCCCACGTTCCTGTAGTCGGAGCCGCTGTGCCCACTCCATCCACAGCCGCGAACGTGCCCGACGATAGACCGTTGACTTTTCGGGCAAAGGCCTGGAGCTGGTCATAGAGAAACTTTCGTAGCCCCGCCTCAACCCCAAGCGGAACTTGCAGGTTCTCGTTGAGCTTGCCCATTACCTCTTACCTGCTCGCTTCAGAGGTACGTCAATGCCCGACACCTCGTGACTCCCAGTGAAGAGGAACGAGAAGCGGTGCCATCTGCCAGATTGGCGGATGTCGTACTTGTTGTTAGCGAACGCCCCCGATCCCGCTGTGGTGGACGATCCTCCCAACTCCATGCGGGTCTGCCCCGTCACAGTGGAAGTGGTGGGTTGGGTGAAGAACCGCACCCGCACCTTGTCCACAAAAGAGACCTGTTCGTTGTCCCCGAAGTCCCCCGTTGTCATGCCGGAGTCTTCGCCAGACCCAGTGAGAGTCACGAGCCCGTTGGTGGAGTTGAAGACGGCAAGAGCCCGACCAGAGGCCTGCCAACTCTGCGAGTCCCACGGGATGCTCGGCAGCGTGTCCCACGTAGACGCGAGGCTTGAGAGCGTGTCCCAAGTAATGCCGGGACTGACGAAGTTGACTGCTGCTTCAATGTTCCTGTTCGCCCTGCCCCACCGCTTGGTTGCAAGATGGTAGACAAGAGCGGAATCAGGGTTGCCGCTTGAGGTTGTGGACGGGTAGAAGATCCATACCCGCCCGTTGTTGCGGTCGTACTTGACGATGGTCCGGTACTTGTACGTCGCGTTCAGGTCGTTGAAGAACCACTGACGCACGGTGTCTTGAGCGATGGGGACAGGTCGAGACCCGTCATACATCCAGATGTTGTCCTCACCGACGAAGATGTGCGCCCCGCCGATGTCGTCCACCGCCTCAGGGCCAACGCATCCTTGTTCACCCGGAACCCGGTCGAACTGGAGCACAACCGGAGGGCCAACGTACTGACCGAGGAACATCTCCCGGGCTTTGTAGGCCACTAGGCCATTGCCGAACGGGAAGCCTGCGGTCAACTCACCACCGTTGCCGATCAGCCGGCCCGTAGTGGCCTGCGTCGTCACGTTGGCGGTCCAGCTCGAGTAATCCTGAAACGCCGAGGTGTGCCAGCGGTCGGGAGCGTCACCGTAGGCCGACGAATCCGTGTTGAGGGCAACGACGAAGTTCGGGATGCTCAGGATCACCCGAGCCTTCGGAGCGCCAGAGACAGCCGCGAAGGTTCCCGAGGTGGATGCAACGATCTGCTCCGTGTCGTTGGAGGCAAGAGCCACGTTGCCGAACTGCGCGAAGCACCAGCGGTTCTCACTGGAGCCGGTGAACGTCATCCCCGACACATCGGACCACGTACCCGACGCGAGTTCGTAAATCTTGGTCTGCGTGCCAGCGAACGTACGGCGAGTGCCTGAGGTGTTTGTGAGAACAGCAGCCCCGCGACACTCTGCCGCGAGGTTGCCCAGCCCAGACACCGCAGCCACGGCCGAAGGCGCGGCCTCCATCCCGCGCTCGTTGGGGATAAGCTGTATGCAATCAGTGATGACGCCCGGAGTGCTCGGATCGAGGTCCGGTGCGAAACCTACGAAGCCGATCATCCGCACACCACAGCAAGAGAAGCCCCGGCATATCGCCGGTCTTGGGTGTCTTTCTTGATCGCTGCGAGCTCAGCCTTGAACAGCGAGTCATAGCCCATCGCGCCCTCTGCGTCCTTCAGGTACACAGACAAGTGCTTGAGCGATCCGTACAGGTACGCAGCTGGATGGTTAGTGATGATCGCGTTTGTCGTGTTTGAGTTCGACAGCGGCGTGAACCGGGCCATGTACGTGATGTTCAGAGTCCCCGAAGCGTCGTTGGCGAACTTGATCGTGTCGCCAGTGATCGTGTAGTAGTGAACCAGCGACGGGTTCGAGGCATTGACGGTGTTGAGGCGATCCGGCGTGATGTAGCGAAGAATTCGATCTTCGTCTCCATCCCACGACAGCGCACGAGCCCCGATAAACCCAGTGGGGAGAGTCCCAGCCCCGGAAGTGACAGTAACCGTACCGGTAGTCTCGAATTCCAACAGCTTCAACTCGCGCTGCATCTCTGACTCGCAGAGGTCGATGAACGTGTCAATGACCGAGGACAGGTCGTTGCGCTCAGCGAAGTCCGCAATCTCGGTTTTCAGGGTTGAATAATCCGTGGCCATGGCTTCCTAGCCGTCATCCGCATGTCCCGTTGTGGCTGATGCGTCTGCGGTTCTTCAGGGGTGATTTCCTCAAGGCCGAGCATCTGCATACCCGCAGCTAGCTCCGCGATGGAGTAGCACCAGCGGTGCATCATTTGCTCGTTCTTGTATGATGGGTCTCCGAAGAGGCCCAGAATGGTCAGGCGAGGCTCTGGCGTCTCGCCTTCGATAAGAGCATGGGCGTAGTTGGCGATGATCTTGTCAAGACAAGGCATCTCCATCACCAACAGGCCACCAGGCTTCAGGATCCGAACCCAGTCCTTCAGGATGCCGGGAGCTTCCCAGCGGTTCAGGTGTTCAAACAGGTGATACGCGTGTACCTCGTCTGCGTAGTTGTCCGGGAGAGGCAGCGGCTTGGTAACGTCCGCTTCAATGTCTGGCTTCTGGCCCGACCAGTTGCCCGGAAGGTCCACATTAACGAAGCCTGACAGAATTTTGGGGCCACACCCCAAGTTCAAACGAATAGGGCTTTGATCCAAAGTTGTCCGATCCTCTCGGGGCTGTACTCGTTGCGGATGTAGTCCTGAGCCGACTTGATGCGGTAGATCACCTCATCCTGATGACTCAGCGCCCACTTCACGCCGTCCGATATGTCCCCGATGTAGATGCCAAGGTCAGCGTAGGCCGGGAGGTAGCCCGTTACCACGAAGAGCCCACGTCTCAGGCTCTCGATGGCTCGGTTTCCAGACTTCGCCATGCTCTTGCCGGTGGGGATGACCACCAATCCGGCCCTTTCAAATGCCGCGTCCATGGCCTCGGGAGACCACTGCACGACACCATTCACGCGGACACCGGAGACAACCTCCAGGTTGTCCAGACGATCAAGCCACGGAAGCAGGTCGCCGAGGTTCGACTGATGCCCGAACCACAACAGGTGGTCGTGGACCCGTGCCTTCCTTTCGGGCTGTTCGTAGGGGTCGGGAATCACGATGGACTCCCTACCCGTCTTCTCTTTGACGACCCGCGCCATCTCCTGCGAGTTGGAGGTCACGAGGTCCGCCCGCTGGATGGCTTCTCGGTAGAAGTCACCGGACGGGGTGTTGAAGTGGTCGTCGCAGACATCGAAGCAGACCCGCTTGAAGCCTGCCGTCTGCTTCTTCCAATCCCACCCGTGTTTGCCGATCACGAGCCAGTCGTTGCCTTGCTCTATGCCGTGCTTCTTCAGCTCTTGAGCAGGAATCAACGATCGGTAGCGACTGGAGGCCAGTGAAGACCCCCAATCCTTGAACGTGACGTTCATTTCTTCGGGGGCGGGATTTGGTGCGGAGTCACTTCGAGGTCTAGCTCATCGCTGACCTTCTCCACGATCACGCCAATCCCGGCGGTACCAACAGGCTCACAGCGGATGATGTTCTGGGCCGCAAACATCTTCTTGTAGTCGTCCAACTCCCAGCGCCAATAGTCGTTGGGATAGTTGTGGCGCCCCTTCTTTCGAGTCGGGGTCGTGATGACGCACTTGCCGTTGGTCTTGAGGATCGCCCACATGCTGCGGACCACTTCTTTCCAGTTCTCGCAGTGCTCCAAGGTCTCACAGCACAGAACCGTGTCGAAGTAGCCCGCAGGAAAGTTCTCGTGTACCTGCTCGGCGTTCATCACAAGGTCAACGCCTAGCCCGGGCCGGAAGTCGATGCCGACATACTCAGCAGCAGCCTTGAACGTCTCGCGGGGTGAGCCGTTAACGTCCAAGGAGCCAATCTCGATGATCCGCGCACCAGCTTGCGGCCCGATCTTTCGCAGGAACAGGAGGACTTGACCGTTCATGTGTCGATGTACTGTGTTCCGTAGAACGCCTCGAACCACTCCTTGGCGTGCTGCGACTCTGCGTAAGCCTTCATCGCGGGCACACCTAGCGTGTAGTGGACTAGCTTGGCGTCTTCGTTGACGGGGTACTCCTCGGCGAGCCAGTTCCAGTCTTTCGGGAGGTCGCCAATTTCTCCGTCTAGGAGGTGTTCAAAGCGGTGCAGCTTCCTGCCCGTCGCGCCCATCACGTACTCAGGCGTGAGGACTCGATTGGCTGGGTGGCCGCAGTTCCAGAGCACGACACTTGACCAGTTCTTGCGTGGGTATGTGACGTTCACCGTTTCCAGCCCCGTCCCCACGTACTTTGTCTTGTGCTTCGTCTCGTAGTCGTGCTTGACCACCATCACCGCGTATTGGTCGTCTCGCATGGCCCACAGTTTGGCGATATCGTCGCGGCAGAGCATATCTCCGTCGCAGAAGATCGCCCATCCCTTGTATCCCTGAAGATGCGGGACTAGGAATCGGCTGTAGATGAAAGCGTTAGAGCCGTCTGTGTGCGTTTCTTGGTAGTCACGCAGCAAGTTCAGCGCGAGCGGTATCAACTGGATTGGCCTTGTGGCATTCCTGATAACCGACTCGCTGAAGGTGTGGTACGCCGCTGCTTCGCGGGGATCGTAACCGATGTAGACAGGGATCATTGATTAGCCTCTTGATGGTTTCTTTCCACGGCTCGGCTTCGCGTTGCTTGAAGAGCGTCGCAGAGCCATACCAGGGCATCGAACCATCAGGAAGACAGTAGATCCAGATTGTTCTTGAAGGGACGAGGATCACTCCGGGCACGCCCAGTGCGCCCGCGAGGTGGTGAGCGGTTGTGTGCACGCCGATCACCATGTCCAACTCAGCGACCATTGCCGCCGTGTCATCGTAGTCATCCGTCTCGCACGCCCGCTTGTAGTGGCGGATGGGCAATCCAGATGCCTCGATTTCTGCTGTCGGGTCTTTGTACTGAAGGCTTATCCACTCCGCATCGACTGACTCAATGAGGACCTTCATCGCCTCCAGGCCAATGGCCCGCTCTTTCGGTTTGTTGTGCTTGGAACCACCCGACCAGCAGATGCCGATCTTCGGCTTGGGACCAAGCGAATCAAACAAGGCTCGCCACTGCACCCGGCGTTCGGGGTCAGCAACGAGGTAAGGCTTCCCGGGGCAGTCCTTCGTGGACTTGCGGAAAAACTGCGGCATCTGGCCGACAGGCAAAGAGGCGTCATACGCTGCTTTGCGGGCCACTCAACTTCGTTCTTCCTGCGCGTGCCGTGGACCGTCACACCGGGGAATGAGCGCTTGAACAGGTTCGTCAGGCGGGCGTCGCACTCAATCGTGACCGAGGCGCACACCTGCTTAGCGTCCTCCACACAGGAGGCGTACATGATCTCGTCGCCGAGACCCTGCTCGCCGTAGAACACAACGTGCTGGCCCGGCGTACCGTCCCACATGGGTTCTTCAAGGTACTGGATGTGTCGGCGGAACTTCCCACCAACCGATGCGCCGTACAGCTCCCAACCCTTGTCCCACTCACCGAGCGAGAGATAGGTCATCCCAAGCGTGTTCTTCGCCGCCCTGCTCTCAGGGTCCAGCTTCAGTGCTTTCTCGCACCACTTCTTGGCTTCCTTGAACTCGCGTTCAGAGAAGTACGTCATCCCGAGGTTCGCGGAGAACATCGAGGACTCTTTGTTGCGGTTGTAGGCTTGGAAGAAGGCCTCTCTAGCCTTGATCTGCATGCCCATCCCGGCGTAGCACATGCCGAGGTTGTTCCACGGCTCGGCCCTCTCCGGGCGAATCTCGCAGATGCGCTTGTAGACGTTCGCCGCCATGCCGAAGCGCTCGGCACGCGAATAGGTTTCAGCGATGACGAACAGCGATAGCGCGTCGTCTGGATTCTTGTCCAGATTGGCAGCAGCCTGGCGGGCCGCTTCATCCGGGTCTTCGTCAATGAGCTTTGAAAGGCGATCCCACTCGCTCAAAACTTTCCCCTCGTGGTGAGGCAATGGCCGTACTTCTCTTTGTTGCGGCGGATAAACGCGAAAGTTTCCTTCGCATGAGACATATACGGGTCAAAGCCGTCTTCCTGAATCATCTTCATGGCGATGACAGGAGGAATATGAAAGCAATGCCACCAGTTCTTCTTGATGCCAATGCTAGTGTAATCGTCCGACTTGCGGAGGTCGTTGGTGTAGTCAAGACTGGGTTCTACGTCCCCGTCGTACTTGATGACCAACTTGTCATCCTCGGTCCCGATGGTGGTTTTGATGCCGGTCAGCGGGTCAAATGAGGATTCAAAGATTCTCATTGAAAAAGGGCCGAGGTTGTTAGCCCCGGCCCGAAGTGGCAACTACAACAATTACTCGCTGTTGGCGCGCATTCTTGCAAGCTGCTGTGGTGTGAATTTTCTGCCCTTGATAAATGCTTCGATGATGTTTTCTGATTGAGTCCCAACCCGAAGATGCATCGGGTTTACGCAGGGCGGGTTGTCGCACGAATGCATAACAACCATCCCGTTTGGGATCGGGCCATTATGCAGCTCATAGCTAAGTCTGTGAGCAAGAATCATAGGGCTTTTCTTCCCGCCCTCTTGAATTGCTCCGTAGCCTTTACCAGTCCTAGCGCCGGACCATCCCCAGCACTCATCTTCTCTGCAAACAGGAACGTATCGCTTGAAACGCTCTTCAAGCGAGGCACGCCCCTTACCACTATCACCGGTCGTCCCAGTGATACGCCGCCTTTGGTAGTGCATTGCGCAGAGCCCCTTGGCGTAATTGGCCCGCCCGCATCCTTCAACACTGCATGCCGTCATAGAAATCCACCCGTTGTTTAGGCGGATGGATTCCATCACGTCATGTTCTCAGTGTATCAGGAACAATCTTGCACCTTCGCGGAGCTGTCCGGGTTGCGGCCGATCAGCGTCCACTCGCACAGCAGTTCGCCGCGCGTGGCGTCGCCGGTCTTGGCGCGCTCCTCGAACTTGATCGGACGCAGCCAGCCCGTGGCCCAGTAGCCCGGATCAAGGAACAGGACCGTGCGGGTCCGCATGTAGCGGTTCAGCATGATCTTGTGCTCGCCGAAGTCCGAGATGTAGCCATCCACGCCGCCGATGACCACAGCCTGCGAGGTGCGGCCAGCGTTCTGGTTGACGCTCACGCCAGCGTAGCGAGCAGCACCCGTGAAGGTGGCAATCGTGCGCTTTTGCGAGGAGTTGCACATCACGGTCGTCGGGTCGCCGCCGTCCTGCCAAGCAGCGTCCAGAGCTTGAACGAACGTGGTTTCCGTCAGAGCCGCAGTCGTGCCGTCAACCGGCGCGGTCCACGTACCAGACGAATAACCAGCGGTCGTGCCGGTCGTGTTGGTCGAGCCAGCGAGGATGCGGTTACCCGCGATCATCGACTCAAGCGAGGCGCTCGAACGAACAACCGAGGTCGAACCAGCGGACGAACCTTGGTTCTGGACGATTGCGTATTCGATGTCACGCTTCAGTTCGCGGCCCTTCTTGGCGATCTGGTACGCGAATTCTTCCTTGCGACCGTACTTGCGAACCGCATCAGCAGTGCCAGAGACCATGACGGTCTTCTTGGATATCTGCGTGTAGTTCGACAGCATCGTGGTCGGCGAGGCGGTCGCGTAGGTGCTGTCGTCGCCTTCAACGAAGCGGTTCGTGGTAGCGGAAGCCAGGCTGTCCGTCTGCCACTGATGGAGAGTGTTGGTGACCTTCTCGCGGGCGAACATGCTCAGACACGGGGTTTCCGTGGGCGAGATGTTCCAGATCACGTCTTCGACATCCTCTGCAAGACCAATCAGGTCATAGGTGTCGGTGGTTCCGGCTACTTGTGCCATTTCATCGGTTCCTTTTCACTTGCGACCGCATCAATAGCGCCGCTGCGGCGTCTTGAATCGATCCGGTCTGCTGCACCCGCTTCATGGCCTGCTCGGCCTTCATCACGGGTGCGGTTGTCTTTCCCGAAGCGCCAGGCTTCAGGGTCTTTGGGGTTTGGACAACTCGCTTGTCCACGGTGGACTTGTGCTCCCGCATCTGCCGGCCATAGGCGGCATCGGCCAGGACTTCCACCATCCATGCTTCAGTGATCCCTGCGACCACCTCAGGGGTAGCGCCACGGCTGATTGCGTACTCGGTCAGGCTCTTGGCCATTTCCGGCCCCCAACCCTTCACGCGCGTCTTGAGGGTTTCGTTGGCGTGGGCGATCTTTGCCTGCACAGCCTTCGTTTCCTCTGCGCGCATCTCTTCGTCGCTCTTGCCCAATTGGGCCTCGATGCGGCGCTGAGCGGCTTGGAGCTGGTTGTATTCCGCGTTCAGTCGGGTGAGCGTGTCGCTATCCGTTGACTGGATATCGATGCTCTCTAGCTGCTGCAACCGCTTGGCGACCATCTTGTGGTCTGCGAGAAGATCGGCGTGCGCATGCGCGAGCTTCTGCAATTGCTTGACAGCTTCTAGCTGTGTCTCTGCGGACTTCCGAAGTTCGGCGGCCTCTTGGAACTTGCGCGTCGCACCGGCTTCAACCTCTTTGGCCTTTGCCTGAATGCGCTGCGCCGTATCCTTGAATTGCGCGGGGACTTTGAACTTTTCCCCGGCAACGTCGATTTCGGCTTCATCCTCCTGCTCAGGTTCCTCACTCGACTCTTCGCTCGCCTCAGCATCGACCTGTTCGGTCTGCTCGGCTTGCGCTTCCTCTTGCGGCTCTTCCTGTGCAGGCTCGGCTTTCGGTTCGTCAGTGACGCCCCAGCGGCCGAGAATTTGGGCCACGGCTTGTTCTTCCGTGATCCCGCTGCTGACTTCCGTTTCCGGCGTGGTCTGATCCATGTGTGCGTTCGTTGCGCCAATGAAGAAGGCCCCCGTAGGGGCCTAGAAGGCGTGGCGCGTTACGCCTTGTTCAGTAGCTTTTGGGGCGGTACTGCTTTGGCTCTAACTGAGCCTTTGCAAGTACACCGTCCTTCACGGCTTTCTCTAAGAAGGTCTTGAACTTCCCGAGGTAGTAATGCATCGCTTTGACCTGCTGCATTCCGTCAATGTCCGTTGGGGACAGCCCTTGGAACAGGCGGAAGCACTCAGCCTCGATGTGGGCAAACGCCTCAGTCATTAAAGGCTCATCCAGCATGGCCTTGGCTCGCGCGCCGCGACGGATCGCTTCTTCGGTCTTGTCGGTCATAGCAGGAGCATCGCTGCGCTTTCTTCGTCGTCTTCGTCGAAGGGTGGCGCAAGGAACTGCTCTAGTCCTTTCAGGGTGGTCTCCAGTGACGCCCATTGCGCCTTGGAAACCATGTGTGGCTTCTTGCCCTTGTACGAGACCTTGATGTCGGCTCTCTGTACGTCGATCATGTCCCGCGCCAGCAGGTATGCAAGCTCCTCGTTCGTGAGGTTGCGGTACCGCTTGCCACGGATGATGTAGTTCCGCCCGCCCGCTCTTTGGCTCGCCGATCCCTTGGAGACGAGGATGGTGACGGTTGACCCCGAGAGAGCGAACGAGCCGCCTGTCGGGTTCTGCTCGATGATCGTGCCGGCCGGCTGCGGAGAGAACGTCTCCGAGACGACGACAACGAATCCTTCGGCCTCTAGTGTGGTTGTGCCGTCCTCTTGGGTGAGGCCGACGACATTCGGAACCTCGACAGGAGTCTCAGCCGTTCCGGCCAGGATTTGCCAGGCATTCGGCTGGAATGCATCTGACTGGAACGCTGTAGACATTTCACTTTCGAGCGGTCAGCGTGACGATCAAATCTCTCCACGCATTGGTGTAGTTGTTCATCATCATGGACTTTGTCTCAGGGTTCCGCCCTTCGATGGACTGATCCCAAGACCCCGCCACGACATGATCGAAGTGGCACGTATAGCCAACGTGCGGCGCGTTGTTGGCCCGCCATTCCTTGTGCAGATACAGCGGATACCACTGGCTCATCGGGGGCCATTGGTGCGTCGGATCACCGTAGGCGCAAGCGTGAGACCAGTTCGGCGTGACGATCTGGGCCGTAGCCCCGTCCTTCATAACGCGCCAGAGTTCGTTGAAGAAGGCGATCCGCTCTTGTCCGGTGAGGTGCTCCACGAAATGAGAGGAACGAACCTCCGACACGGAGTTGTCAGCGAAAGGAAGTCCTTTGCGCACATCGTGGACGTGCTTTTGGCCGAAGTCGATGGAGTCGATGCCTTCCCAGCCGTCCATCTTTGTTTTGCCGCAGCCGACGTCCAGGCGGAGTGGTTCGCTAGGAACAGGCTCCACCGCTGTAGCAGGTAGCTCAACCGCGCGCAAAACCTGACCCTTAGCCACTCAGTTCTCCTCATGTAGATAGGACGACACAGCATCTTTGTAGCGCTCAAACCAGCCTAGGCGAAGGTTGCATGTAGTACACAAAAGCTTCCTCACCTTGCCTGTCTTGTGGCAATGATCTATTGCCAAAGACGCAGTTTTGTTGTGCCGCCCTGCCTTGGCTCTTGGCTCTTGCAAACAGATGGCACACTTGCCGCCCTGATCCGCAAGCATTTGATCGTATTGCTCTGTGGTCAACCCAAAGTTGCGTTTGAGTTGATACGCGCGCATTTCAGCCAGCCTTTCTTGGCGCTGCAATGGCGTTTCACTTTCTAGGTGCTTGTTCCACCCCTTGTGCTTATTGGCCTCGTAGTACCGTTTGTGATATGCGAGGTAGTCTTCTCTGCTGGCAAATGGCATTTGGTCACCACATGGTGTCAGGAGGGCCAAATTTTCCTTCAAGATCATAGTGGCCCACAAGCACAGAGCAATCTATGGCACAGCGATAACCAAGGGGGCGGGCCCGGTTCCAGAAGTAGAGATCCTGCGTAGAGATACCGCCTTCTGTTTGGGTCTTGAACCAAGGCTTAGGAAGCTCTGGGTCACGAAAGAGGTCCATCCGCCACAAATTGAACCCCATGCCAGTACCGCAGCACTCCACAAGCTCGTTGTCTCGCGGAATCTGCGGACGGAAGTTATTCACAGGGTCTCGCGGATCGCCCCAGATTTGAGCGACACCACCCGGCCCCTTGGTGAAGTACAGGCCGCCGATGCAGTCATACTCAGGATGCGCTTCCATCTTGGCTAGCAGCTTAACCAGCCCGTCAGGAGGAGGCGCGTTGTCGTGCTCGATGGTCAGCAGGTACTTGAACTTGCTGAGTTGTGGATGCTGGAGAATCCACTCAATCGACTGAGAGAAAGCCTCGCCAACCTCCATATTCAGCGCCGCAACTGTCGGCATCCGCACGAAACCGTTGTTCGGCGGCGCGTAGAGGTTCATCCATGAGTGGACTATCTTCGCCGGGATCTGCTGCCCCGCTGGGAACAGCATGATCGTGTCGAGCTTCTTCCATGACGAATCCTCACGGAGACGGACTGCCGTCTTTTCTAGGTCTTCGTTGTGCTTCCCGTACTCAGGAACGACGATTTGAGGCTTCATTCATCTCCCTATGCAACAAGCCACGCAGTCGTGATCGTCGGCGGCGGCGGCGATGCTATGCGATACGTCGCCAAAAGCGCTACGGCAGTTTGTCCGGCGCCGCCAGCAACATCAAACGGCCACGTCGCATCCACAGCAGTGGTCGCTGCGACAGTCGTATACGCAGAGCCCATGCCGATAAAGCTCGGCGAGTTCTGCTCAAAGACACCACCCGTATAGCCGCTGG